ACGTTTCCCAGGTACCCTTTGAGGCCGTTTGTTATTGCTGGGCATGCGGGGCTGATACCCTCTCCGACAATCAGATTTTTAAATTTAACCTTAAAGATTGGGTCTCCGCCACTTTTTACATGAACCCTATCTGTGTTAGTATCTGCGGATTTTTCAATCACAGGATAAATCATCTTTACTAAGAGAGCCAAATCATTTAAATTCTTCTTGCCCTGATAATCGTTGAAAGCTATTAGATCTAATCCGATTTGCATTTGTCGGTCAACAGATCTTATTTTTCTGACTGGTTCTGGATGCCCAATAAAGGTTGTTGTATCTAATCCTGTATCAAAGTTGTCACTAAAATTTGTTAGAAATGCTTTGAATGCGACGCGGGTCTGGCAATGCATGCCGTAAATATCAATATAAAGACCATGTTTGTTTGCCAAAGCATCAGAATAATCAGTAGCCTTATTTTTGTCCCAGGGGCCCCACCGTCGACTCTTGAAGTGGGGTTTGTTTTCGTTAGAATTATAAGCCATAACACAGTCTCCTATTATCTAAATAGGTTGGTTTTAAATTTTGTATGATTAAGTTGGTGCAACTCTTACATCACCATTCTCTTGAATAATTTGGAGAACGGTTTGTGCAAGTGCTCGACCGCCAGCATTAAAGTTAATTGGCTGATTGATAACCTTTTGCGGAGGCTGAACTCTCACGCCTCCTCCGCCACCGCCGCCGGCGCCAGTGGAAACCATCATATTTGTTATCGCTTGTGCGCCAGCCATTTGGACATTCACTGAGGCTTTCGCATAATCTTCTGCCGCTCTTGCAATCTGAACGGCGTGAGTTGCATCTGCTGCCTCTACGTTTGCCGTGGTCCTAACCATGTTGGAAAACATACTAACTGTTTGTGCAGCTTCCGGGCCGATCTCTTTTAATTTGTCTGCAGCAATTACAATGTTCTCAAATCCTGAAACCTGCATGCCAAAAACAAAACCTTTGGTTGCTCCTTCCACGCTCTTCATGGCCGATCCGAGGGCCCCAAGCTGTTGAATGGCTCCGCCACTGGCGAGATTACGGATCGACCCGGCTGCATCATTAACCTTGGTACTAAAAGAAGTTAGGCCACTGGCTGAGGAACGCAATTTTGAAAGACCAACGGATGCAGTGTCTGAAGCTGCGCCCATGGATTGCAGGCCGCTAGCAAAAATAGAAGGTAACTGAAAGGCTGGTGGTGAATTTTCTTCTGTGAAAGCATTTGTGAGCGTATAGATCCCTGCGGCGACAAGACCTATTGGACCCAATATAGACCTGCTGGCCATTCCCATAAGACCAAAACTGGCTGCGAGGGCACGGACTGCTGAGTCCACTTTGATGATGGCTGCAGCCATAAGACCAAATTGTGCAATTGCCTGGCCTGATGTCGACCCTATGAAGGTTGACAAGCCATTAATTATACCTGTGATACGACCGATCAATGGTTCCATACTCACAGCCAACTTCATCATTGCCAATCTAAGATTTTCTGCCATAGTTTTTGTGCGACGGCCTAGTTCTACAAGGTTCGCTTGTTTTGCAGCGGCTCTGCTTGCTTCTGCTTGATATTGATGCAAGGAACTATTGAAGAACTTTTGGGCTTCTCCGACTGATCTGAATCCTGCTGCTGCGGTTAGGGCTTTTCTCTCATACCTACTCAAAGAGTCAAACGATCTCCCGGAAAGCTGCAGCGACTGGTGCATCATCGACATTCTTTGGCTTTCTGTTGCATAAACCATCTTGATACTATTCAGATATGGGCCGCCTAAGATACCGTTTAACCTTCCAACTGCGTTTGCGGCGCCGTCAAATGTATCGAATTGCCCTGCAACACTTACCAAGTCTTGCATTGATATGCCTGTGGCGCGAGCCTGAGAGGCTAATTGTACGAACACTGACCTCATTTGATTTCCGTGTGCTGCGAGGGTTGGGGCTAGCGCATTGAACTGACTTAGTGTGGCATTCAAGTTCATACCCAGAGCTTGTGACATGTTGATTATGCCGCTCGTTGCTCTTTGTGCTGCTCCAGAGGACATTCTCAAATTGTTTGTAAAGAATTCTAATGCAGAAACTGTTCCACGGGTGTCGGCGCCAGCCTCTGTCATTTTTCCGGCGAAAAGCGTTAGTTCAGTTCTAGTTGTTTCAGTGGCGCCTTTGAACATTCGCATGCCGTTGTAAAGTTCTGCTTGTGCTGCGCCGGCTGATCTGAAGTCTAGCCCGAGTTCTTTAAGCTGACGAGAGGCGCCCATAAGAGAGCCAGTAAAGCGCTCAGAAGCTCCTGTAGAGCGCACAAACTGACCGCGGAGGGCATCTTGTGCCACGAGCAGTTGTTCGGTTGCAGAGGCCACTGGGCCGGCTATGCCAATCATTGTTCTTTTGAACAATTCTCCTGCTGATTTTCCTTGACCTAGATTTGAAATAATGCCTTGTAACTGAAAGGCGATTCCACCAAACGAATTTGCTATTCCACCCATAACGGTTTGGTTGAATGTTGTTCCTAAACCTGCTGCGGCGCCGATCTTCTGTGTTAGACTGTTAAATGCTGCAGCTTGGTTAGCCAGGGCCGCTGTTTGCTGAATGGTTGTCCGGAGACGCTGTGCTTCTGAATCACGAAAAGTTTTACCAACGTTGATTAGTTCTTGATATCTTTGAGTTTGCTGGTTAAGCGCCGAGATCTCCTCAGATGACATTGATTCAACGCGTTTTTTATTGGCGAGGATTGCCTCATTTGCGTCAATCAGTTTTTGAAGCTGTGCATCAGTCTGATTTAATAAGGCGATCTCTTGCTGTTTAGCGCTAACTATAGCTTGTTGCTTAGCTAGTGCAGCTTGTAAGGCAGTTTGTGTTTTCCCTGAAGATTTAGCTAACTCATCATACAGTTTAATAGCTTCTTCAACTCTTGCATTTAACTGTTTTTGAAGTTCTAGTTGTTGTTCTGTTATTTCGGGTGGCGGCATCTATTGTCTCCTTAGCTTAGGGGCCAACGAAGACCTGTTTGCATTTCAAATTGTCTAAGGGCATTATCAAGTCTAGCAGAACTAGCCCAAGTTGTTGGATTGTTCAAGCCTAGATTATAATATTTTTGAAGATAGTTTGCCTCTGCAGAAATTGCATTCAAAAAGGAATCAACTTCTTTCTGCGCGCCTGTAATTTGCAGAGCCCCGGAGGCTCCGTTCAAAATCTTTTCTAAGGCCAAGGCTATCTGGCCTCCAAAGGACTCTAAGTAAACTTCATTAAGCTTTTTTTCTTTTAAAGCGCTTAAATCAATTTTTATAGTATCTGAAAGTTTTTCTTCTTTGAGGTTATGCATGTTTTATACCAATGGCAATCAAAATAAATAGTTATCCATATTATTTTTGGAAGTTTTTGGTATCACGAGTAACTTTATCCATTTCATCTTTTTCCATCTTGAGTTGTTCTGTTAGTTTATTAACAAACCATTCTCTCAATTTAATGGGAAGATTGTACGCTTCTGTAAAACTCCAACCACCATAGTATTTTAAGTAAAAGAACTGTTCATACACCGATTCAGTGTATTTCTCACTTAGGCCAAAAAAAGTCTGCCGTAAACGGCAGATCAACCTCCTCTCCGTGAGAGCATGCTGGGCATGTGAACTGTTGATTTAAATCAACGTTTGGCATAATCTTTGTATAAAGGTTTCTGATGTGGTGCGAATCTAGTGCCGGCATTACATCGATAAAAGAATTAACTGTGTTAGAATTTGAATCTCCATTAACGGAAACGATCATCAAACCAAACTGGTCGGTCAAAACGGCCTCTGGTAAATTATGTTTTCTGCGGCGCTCGGATAGTTCCATCAATTTCTTTTCATCTGCGCTCGTCAGAAGTCGAAGTTCTAACTTAACTTTTGAAACGGGGAGATCTACGATAAAAGTTCCATTTTCAGTTTCGGAAGCTTCTTGGTTTGTAGGAGCCTCGCCGGGGTCAACCTTTGTTTCAGTTAAGTCAAAAGTATAATTGACAACGGATGTGCAGGCCGGGCAGGCCATTTTTGTGTCATACTTTGGGCCGTATCCTGTGACACGGGCTGCAACAATGAGTGCGTTTTTGTCCCCAACAAGCAGGTCGTCAACATTGATCTCTTTATTGACAACAATATTCTGTAACATCCTTTCAATTGCCACACCTTTTCTCAAAAGAGACTGAGACGTTAGAATATCCTCGTCCTTTGCTGTCATATATCTTATTTCAATTGAATCGACACCGTATAAGGGGTGGTCGTCTGGATAATATCTGCCGCGAGAAGGCAAGTCTACAATTTCAGTCGGCGTAGCAAAACTAAATGTGTTACTACCTGGTTGTTCCATAACGGGGGGGGGAGGTGCAGGTTGTCGTGCGCCGCTGCGTTCCTCATTATTTCTGGCTGTCATATTTTACCTCATACATGATTATATGATACAAGATTTTTTTGATTATGTTAAATATTATTTTTAAGCTTTGGTAAATGTTGCGAAATCGTATCTAATTTCCATACTGATGTCTAACATTGCATCCGAATCATAGGCAAGGCTTCCAAACTTCGCACTTTTGACCCAAGGGTTGAAAAACTTCCAAGTTTCAATAAGAGTGTCGTTGGCGCCGCGTTGTTCAATTCGAACTTGTGGACCTAAAGCATCAATTGCTTCAGCTTTAGAAATAGTAGCGAGACCTCCAGACTGTAGCTGACCTTCTGGTGCAGCGTAGCCGGATCTTCTGAGCATCTGCAGAATTTTTTGTGAAGTATCTGGATTGACAGGATCCACCAGGGTGACATTAATCGAATCCCAGCTTAACTGTCCCGGGTAATAAAAATAATGCCCATAGAAGTTATGAGATGTTTCGTTGATAGAAAATCCTGGCTTATCAACTGATTTGATTACAAACTCAGGGATTGTGGAATTGCTTGCAAAAAACAAAAACCGATGTGAACGCTTTGGTTCTAAAGTACTGTCTGTCCAAAATGACATTTATTAGGTCTCCTTAGTATAATAATTAGTGCTTATTATCAAAATAGCTGAAATTAATCTGCGAATGATGCTCCTGAATCTGTGATTACAAAATCAAGTGCAATGAATTCAATTGCTTGTGCTGGTTTCAAGAAGATTTTTGCATACAAGATATTTCTATCAACCAACTCAGGCGTGGTAGTGGTCTCATCCAGTACAACTTTATAGTCGACTAAACCTTGGCCACTTTTAATATTGGACAACAATGTTTCAACTTGGCCAGCGAACTTATTCCATGTTGCTTGCACATTTTGTTCAAACAAGGTAGTTGCTGCAATTCTAGAAACTTGTTTCTTTATCAAAAGTAACAAACGACGCACGTTGATTCTGTCCAAAGCAGAAGGCGTCACTTGAAGAGTCTTTTGTCCAAAGACGACGACACCCTCGGCAGGGAACGATGCGATAGGATTGATATTTGCAGCATAAAGGTCATCTCGCTCCTCTGAGGTGAGTTGTAATTTAACACCTGTTACTGGTATACCTGCTGCGCCGGCGGAGAGTCCACCACGGGTGAATCCTGCTGGGGCAAACCAAACTTCGCGGACAGCCTCGCTGTATGCCAAGGTACCCAAGGCGACGACGGAGGGTGGAGCGTACACAAGCCTATTGGCGTTAGTATCCCTAATTTGAACAAAGGGATAATACGCTGCTGCATAACTTGAATTAACCTGTCGGCTTTTCAAGTTATTGACCGTTGTGGTAACGTTCGGTCGATTAGTGGCTTCTGTAGCAGTGTTCTCGTGAGGAGGAACATAGTCGCCCTCAAGATCAACAATGGCCATACAATCGGCTCTGTCCTCACATGTTTCAATTAAATGATCTGTAAGGGCAGAATTTGTGATACCTGGTATAACTGCTAGATTAGCTTCGATAACCTCCGGGTCTTTAATTGTATCAATTGCTCTCTTGATTGAATAGAAAGCGTAGTTTCCAACCTCAGTTCCGGCAGTCATAAACGTGTTTCTGAAAGGGTCTTTCTCAGTAATGTCTAGGCCGTCGCTACCGCCGTGGAAAACGGTAGTGAACTTATTGTAGCCGAGACCCGAGCCTGTTAGAAGCGCGCTTGAGCCAGACGTAGAGCTGATGGAGCCATTGTCACTGCCGGCTGTGGTGCCGCCGGTGAAAAGTGAGGGTACATTAACACTACAACAAGCATCCCAGTTTGTTTGATCGCTCAAAGTAATAGTGGTATTCCCGCCGGAACCTGCGGTGCCTTGTGTAAGAGAAACCTGACCGCTGGCGGGGTTCGTCGCTGCAATGTTCAAAGAAGAAGCGTTAATCGCATTTACCAAAGCCGTAGCGAAAGCGGCGGGTGTGGAAGTATTAGCTACTGCAGTGTTAGTACCAGCGGCGCCGTTGTCGGTGCTGTCCGCCTCAAAAACCACTGAGGTTGTAGACACGTCGGTCAACGTGATTGTAGTCGCGTCATCTACTTTTACGTTGAAAGTCCAAGTTGCTGTGGCCTTTTCATTTGAGTGTGACGCTCTAGAACCCGAAATATATTGAATTAAGCCGCCATCATTGCGGTCTGCGATATCATCAAGAGAAAATACATAAGAATATTCTACACTAGTGGTATCATCGTCTGAATCCAAAGTGCCGGGTAACGGACGCAATACATCAAAAACACTCTTATCTAATTTAGCAGATCCCGACTTTCCTAAGTCAACGCCCCAGTACTGGCTGCTTTGCTTATCCATGCGGTTTTGACGGCCATCATGTTTCAAAGGAAGAATTGGGAACATATAGGACGATGTAGAAAATGGTGGAAATTGTGGTTCGCGGCAATTTAAGCCATCGATATCCAAGGGAAGTTCGCCATCTCCCTTAATAAAGGAAGCGTGACCCAAAGCATCAAGCTCAGTTACATTAGTAATCGAACTAACATCCTTGACTTTTGGAGCCCCAAAGAAACCAAACGGAAGCAATTCCGGGGCGGTTGCACCTTGTGCAACTTCTGTGTTCATTTCCACATATACACTTCTGGAACTGTTATCATAGTCACCATAGTGGCGATATCTTCTTTCAGTCTCATCCCAAATTTGATATTTGTCGCCAATCTTTCTAGCCACATAGTTTTCAGAATCAGGATTCAAGGAACAGTTGGTGAACTTTTCGATGAAACGGACTGCTTTGTCGGTGTCATCCATTTTTCTAATTGCAACAGTAAAGCTTCCGAAGGGATCAGATTTATTAGACGATGGCTTAATATCCTGAATGGAGACTTTAAGATTTCTCTGAGTCCATTCACCGTGTTCTCTAGCGATAAGCCTGAAAAGTTTTTGTTGATCAGCCGGCTTATAACTAGCTGCGTTGCCAAGGTCTTGGCCAATAAACCATCCACTTCGTGCTTTGGTAGCTGGACGTTGATGATCACCCCACTCAATTGCAGAGGCGCCCTGAGAAGAAAGTCCAAGAATTACACCGTGTGTAACATCGTTCAAACTGGTGAGCTTCCCACGTTGTTGGCCAGGATATTCTTCCGCCAGCAAACTGCGCTCAAAGCTTTCTCCTAGAAAGTAATTTTTATATGCAGTGCCGGTTGAACTAACAATATCACTGTTTGTCACAATTGGATTAGTATTTAATACCTTTCTAATATAATTGTCGGAATTCTCATCAAAATTGAAAACAACCTTTTCGGCCGTTCCGCCACGTATGGTGGCCTTAGTACCGATGAGTGCTGTAAATTCTGCGCTTTTGTTAGCAGAGGAGGTTGCGATTGAGACGGCCATAGATGCTGAGGTTTGGTTGGGTGCATCATAATCATCGCTGAAGCCCTGTTCGATTGTACCCGTAAGAGCAATCAAACTACCTTCATTCATTGCATAAAAGACCGCGCCGAGATTCCAAGTTTGTGCACCATTAGACTGAGAGTTCATTAGAAACAGACCATAGGCTCCGCCTGCGGCGCCTTCGGTGGCAGTGCCGACGTTTCCTGCATCCCAGCCGGCGTTCTGATCTCCATCGCCGGAAGTTCTATTGGAAGAGTGTTGACCATTTAACCTTATGATTGTTAATGGTGATTGGTTTTTAAGCCATGCCTGGGCTGCATACCCAGCATAAGTTGGAGAGGAGTAATTACCTTCTCTAAAAACATCGCCTGCTCGACCTCCTGGCATGGGTTCTCCAAATAATTCTACATATTCAGAAAACGAATTTACCGTGACCGGGATCATTCCGGGACCTTTTTCTGTTCTACCAATAATCACCGGTCCTGGGGGTAGGCCAACTCCTGGAAGCTGGGAGTTATCAATCTCTTCTAGAAAGATTCCGGGTGAAACAAACTTAAACTTTTTTTCAGCCATGCTGCTCTGTCTCCTTTAGTGTTTAAATCTAAACAATTCTTAAATAAATAGTAAGAGAAACCGTGAAACTCCAAAACTATTCTGTATAAAATCCTCTCTTATCAATATGTTCTGGTTCATCTCCGGTAATTACGCGTTCCCGGGGAATTTTTGCCTCTACTGCATTTTCTCTAATAACTATTTTTGGTTGTTCTTGGTTCTTATCTTTTCCAATCAAATAACCTAAAACCCTTACTTGGATGTTCGTCTCATATGACTTCTCTTCGTTGCCAAGCGAGGCTGCATTGGTATTTGGAGAAAAACTGTCCTGAAAGAATCCTTCATACTTATGCCCGTCTCTTTGGAGAAGAAACTGATTGATTGCTCCAGTTTGAGTTATAAAAGGCATGAGTATTTGATTCATTTGTTGTTGGTATTCTGTTCTCAATGTTATTTGATACATCATTTCTACATAAACTGGCATTGGTATTGATACATTTTTATAAACAACTTTATTATTTTGTCTTGGGAAGTTTTTTTGCCCCATCAATCTAAAAGCATCTTTGTTGGCAAAGTTTGAAGTTTTTTCTTGATTGATTACTTTCCCAATTGTAATTGAGGCGCCCTTTTTATCAAGGAAAGGAGGCATGTAAGCTTGAAAAATCCCTTTGTTGGCAGGATTTTTACTAATGGAAGTTCTTTCAATCGTAATTAATGGAAGTATTAATACTCCATTTTCGTCTCTCAGATCTTTATTGTTTTTAACCTGGTAAGCTCTTTCAGTTGCCAACCAAGTAACTGGTGTTTTTTTAAATCCGCTGTTGGTTTCACAAAAAATATTCATCTCTTCATCTATAAACTCAAACATCGCCCTGTCTATGTTCTCTATTGTCGAGGGTTGCACAAGAATTTCTTCTATTACATTAGAAGTTATCGTAGCGTCGTGACGAGGATTTTTGTTTTTATTATTTGGCATCGAAAAGTCCCTCGCGAGCTTTTATACAAGTCGCAGTAATTTGAAACTTGTGGTCAATTTGGCCAAAAAGTTGTTTTGGTTCTGATAACGAGACAAGTTCATAATATATATCTCCGTAAGACAGGAAATCACCCACACGAACAAATAAGTCTTGGTCTTCTGTCAATCTTCTTTTATGAAAATGAACTGTGATGTTAGAATCTTTATCTATGCCGACGTTGTTCATAAAGGAAGTTTGAAGTCCTGCAAATTCAACCAATGCATAAACTCTAATTGGTGGCAAAAATGTCTTGCTTATCGCTTCTCCATAAAGATCATGAAAGTTTGTATGTTCTAAACTAACAGGATAATATAAAATTTGTTGACCTACCACCTGTTCGATTAATTCATCGTTAACTTGCTTAACTAAATCGCGTTCTTTTTTACCAGCGAATAATGGAGGAGGTGGTTGATTTGGTTGTGACCATTTTTTTGGCATTTTTTAACCTCCTTTATCCGACGAATATAGTTAATGGTATTTTTTCTTGCACCTTTAGTGCTGCGTCTGACATGGTAGCTTCTTGTTCTGCCAATCTTGCATAAGTTAGCTCATCAAGGACTGTTTTTAATTCATCCCTGAGCGCCGTTTGTTCTTCTTTGCCTTGAGAAATTAAATCTGCACCATTTAAAGTTATTGCCTCTCCTGGAATTGGGATAGACGCAAATTTGCTTCTCACTTGGCCCAACATTTCTTTGCAGACTGCTAGGGCATATCTTCTAATCCATTGCTTGCCTATTGAATTTATATTTTTATAGGGTATATTTTCAAAAGGCAGAGTGTTCATATTGTTAACGCCGGCGACATTACTCTTTCTGTCCTCATCCTCTTCCCAAGCGTCTTTGGCATTTCTAATAATAAATTCAAACCAAATTTTTCTCGGACTAACTTGCGTCGTTTGCGGATATATTCTTAATTTATTATTTCTAAGTTCATAAGAGTAATGAGAATTTCTTGTATAAATTGCATCTTCAAAAGATAAAGACTGAAGCTTGTTTTGCCACACTGGCACTATCTGAAACTGAGAATCATCTGCAAACTGTCCATAATTTTGCAAATTTCCTACGGTATTTAAACCACCATAATAACCATAAAATCTCCACATAGCGGAGGGGGTTTTATAAAATACTTTTTTAATTAATATTCTACTGTTTCCAACTTTTCCATAATAAGGAACGGTTTCATCCGAGGAGGCATTGCTTGCAACAACAGTTTGAAGATCATAATCTTGTTTGCCGTTAACTGTAGACACTGAGGCGGAGTAAACTGTTTCATATCCTCCAACGGATGCCTCTGTTGATAAAGCATCTCCAATTCTTCTGGCGTAACCGAACTCTAAATTGGGAAATTTAAGAGCGACATTTGAACCAGTCAAGTCGCGGCCTGATTCCCGGTGGAGGCTTCCTGATGTTATGGCGCCATCTTGATCAAAACTGCCTGTTGTGCCGCCGAGCATCGATGACAGTGCATTTTTGGACTGGTGGATATTAACAATATAAGAATATTCTAAACAAGCTTCTTCATATGCTGAATATACCTGACCTTCAGTTATTTCAAGGTCCAGTACATCACCGCCTAATTTTTTATATGTGTAACTAACTTGGTCGCATGCGCCTCGGAGAAAATCTTTATCTGTTGTCTCAGACTCTTCATCAGCCCTAGATGCATATAAATACATTCCAAAAGCCAAAGAGCCTGAAACGGACCCTACCGTTCCAGTGGCTGGTAATCTAATCGCACTTATTGTGCTTGCGGGTGTTAACTGTGTGGTTCTGGCCATTCATGCGGACTCCTATAATATATGTAGTTTTACCTTTAGATAAAAGAAACCCCCACCTCGTAAAAGGTGGGGGTCATGATTATAAATCATTGAGATTTAAGAATTAACCAAACGGAGTTGCAGCGTCACCACTGGAGTGGAGAAGTGCTTCAACAAACCATCTATTCGATGCAGTTGCTACTAATTCAATAACTCCTGCAACACCGGTGGTCGTACGATTAAGTGTTATCACGTCATCGTCGCTACCATCTGGCGCGAAAACCTCGTACGCGGCGGCGGTACCGTCTGCCGTGTCTTGCATAAGTGCATAACCATTAAACAAGGTAGTTGTAGCATCAGCTGTAACCGTGTGGCTATTGGATGTTGCTCCACCAAAAACTAGTTTAATTCTATCACCGACCCTTGTAATAGCTGGCAATGTGACTGCGCAGCCGTCAAGTTTGGTGATAAGGTATACATATCCTGCTGCAGCTGTAAAATTAGCCGTTTTCGCGGAAGTGCCGTTTGGGTATAACGAAGTCATACCGTCGACGTTTGCTACCATTGGATGCTTTGCATTCCTGTTTCTCAATAAATTAATTGCTCTTTTAGAACCCATTATTTTTTCCTCCTATATTGTAAAAGTAATGGACATGCGGATAAACCGCTTGTGTACAATAAATAGTCTTCAGTATATAAAAAAGAAGGCCCCGAGCTTGCGCCCGGGACCTTTTTATAGACAAGATCTCAAATTCATTTAAGAATTATTTTTGAGAATTACCCAAGAAGGTCCTCTACAATGACAAGACCGTACATGTCAGGACGTACCATCTTCTTAGCGTAGCGGGTCATGACGCCCTTACGGGGCACGAAGTCCTCTACACCAAAAATGGTAGGAGTGACCTGCAGCGGTACATATGGAGCGTAGACATAACCACTTTCAAGGAAGCTATTGCCTTTGCGACCACAAAGTACGACATTGCGGGGGAAGTAGGGATCTACATAGATGTCCCACTTCTTGCTGAGAGAACCGGTCTTGACGGCTCCAACGGTGCCACGGTCGGCATCGCCAGTAACGTCGGCCCGGAAGCCAGCAGTGAACTCAAGGATGTTGGCAACCTCAGGTCCGCAAACAAGGAAGTTTGCGCCACCACGAAGTGTCTTACGATGAATCTGTGCAGAAACGTCGTTAATGGTCTCGACAAGAGTCTCATACCATTCAGACACAGTACCAGTGAAGTCAGGAGCAACAGTAGTTGCGCCAACCTCGTGACCAGCAGTGCGGTGTACAAACTTACCAGGATTACGGGACCAGTAATAAGTACCAGCCGCTGAACCTTTGATAAGATCTTCAAGAATCTCACGGTCAATCTCAAGAGCAATCTGCTCAGAAAGAATACCAGTAAGCTCGACCTCAGCATCAAGGTTATGGTATGCGTTAAGGTCCTGACCAAGCTCTGGGGTCCATTTGGCCTTCAGCTTCTTGGTTTGGGCAGTAACGGATACACTGTCGACCTTGATATCGATCTCAGGGATTCCTGCGCTGTTGTCGTTCTCATCACCTTCGAGGGCCCACTCAGTGGTACCTACTACAGCACCCTGGCTGTGGATTCGACCACCACCGGTGAAGTTATCAGTGATTGGAAACTCAAAACCAATTCCAGAATCAGCGCCGGCGGTGACCAATCTGGCCAACAAGTTGGCCTCTGTAACTCCGGATGCAGCTTCCCAGTGTAACTGAATACGGAAGCCTTCAGCGCTGGAGGGATCGGTCTTGGTAACGTTACCAGTCGTAGACGCAGAGTGAACTGTAGTCAAACGGCGAATCAATTTACTTCCTTCACATGTTTCACCCGCAAATGGTGCGGAAGCAGTGGTGTTCAAAGCAATCAAGTTATTAAGATTGAGTTGAGACAGCACAGCACTACCAGTAATGGTTGTAACCAAAACAGTGGATCCACTAAGATCAGGATCATAGCGACAAAGCTTATTCATAAGATCTGTCGAATCAGTAAGACCAACGGTACCACCAGCAATTGCGACCTGGCGGACGTCGCCGGCGGAGCCAGTTGAACCAGCATAGCCGTTGTTCAAGTTGTAGAAACCAGAACTACCAGTGATATCAACACCACCAGTAAGTTGATGGCCAACTACCTTACCACCATAGAGAGAGTCGCCGCCATTAAGGCCTAGGCGATCTGAATTGAACGTAAAGTCCAAGAAGAAGATCAGACCAGAAGGTAAGCTCATGGGCTGAACGCTAACAAGATCGTTAGCAATAAGACCGCCAAATACGCGACGTACAAGTGGGAACGCTACGGAAGCGAAACCTTCTACATCACCGGAGGCCATTGTGGAAGCTTCGCGGAGAAGCTCCTTGGCTTGATTCTCTAAGAGAACAGCCATACCAGTACGGGAACTATCGCTACCAAGTCCCTCCAAAAGTCCAGTCTTCTCCCACTTATTGAGTAGGGCTTGACCTTCCTTTTGGAGATCTCTGTTAACGATTCCCTCAGTTAACTTTTGTAATACAGACATTTTTTTAATTCTCCTTTATTATTAATTTTTATCTTTAATACCTGCTAAGACCTTCCATCTATTTGATATCGGGTCTGAAGTTTTTGCCTCGCTTTTACGGCGTGGCAAAATTGTTGAAGAACGTTTAACTGCTTCGCTTAGTGATTGTGGAGCGCGTTTTTGACGACGCGATCCCACCGTGCTTTGAAGAGTTTCATACACTACCCTAGCTTCTTCAACGGATTGAACCTCTGAAATAGCATCGACAATTTTATTTTTTTGCCGCTCATTCAAGGAGATATTACTCAAAGTTCGATTTGTGTAAAGTAGTTTTGCGTTTACGAGATTGATTTCCTCAAGTCTATTTTTTAACTTTCCAAGGAGACCCCTGTACTTGTCATTTTGTTCTTTAAGATTCTTCAATCCATTTTCGTATTTGTTGTTTAAAGCCTTAAGCTCTTTGTTCTCGCATAAGGTTTCTTCTGCTTGGTGGTTGGCTCTGATTCCTTTACCAGGAACTAGGGCTCCATCAAGCTCATTTTCTTCTTGTGCTATAGTTTCGTCTACATACTCTTCGAGGTCAGCATTGTTTGTGCCTCCTCCAGGGACGCCACTTGGCACGGGTTTCACATCAACAGTGAGAGCCTCTACAATTTCTGCAAGGTCTTCTTCCGTGATATCAATTTGTTCTTCTTCCAGGCCGGGACGGCCATGGTAATAGTTAGTGATTGGGCCACCTGAATTTGGGGCTTGCATCGATGCTGGATCACTCTCTACGATAATATATTCGCCGTCGTTGTCGATACTTTCCATCATCATCATTTCTTCCTCCTCAGGGGGCATCATGCCGGCTTCGGGGCCCATAGGGGGCATTCCGGCGGCCTCAGGGGGCATGCCACCCATTCCCATCATATCTGGGGCTGGAGCAGCTTCGTGATCCTGATTTGCCAAACGATGAAGGTCACTAAAATTGATTTCTACAGTCTCTTCTTCCTCTGGGCATGGGCAAAGTTTTTCACCATCCGTTGCAGCAAGTGGGATTTGATCCAACAAAGCTGACTCTTCAGGAGGGGCGCCCATGGCCATTGGATCCATTGGGGGGGCGCTGCCCATCATCATTTCTTCTTCACCCGGCAGGGGCATAGGTTGTTCTAATAAGGTCTCAACCGTATTTCTGATTTCTTGAGAATATTTCTCAAGGATAGTTTGTTCTGCATTTTTGAGCGCGGCTTCTTTGAGCGCCTCGGCATCAACAATAGCTTGTTCTAGCATTTTTGACATTATATTCTCCAGGGAAATTAATTGCTAAATATAAATAGTGTGTTATTCTCACAAATGACATTTTATTCCTCAAGTCTACTTTCTAGCTCTTCTACTTTTGCTGAAAGTTCTTGAACTGCCTTTACAAGGGGGACTACAAATGATGCAAAGCCTATACGCTGCTTGCCATCATCTTGCTCAATCCATCCCGTAAAATAATCAGCATTACAACTATCCATAGCCTTTTTTACTTCCTGAGCGACAAACCCATAATATTTTGTGGTGTCTTCTTCTGTTCGCTTAGGATCATGATCTTGCCATTCCTCTGGATATTCTGATTTAGGCTTTTCATTATAAGTTACAGTGTTAAGCTTATTAATAAAGTTTAGCCCTAATACTGCATCTTCAATATTTTCTTTCATTCTGGCGTCGGATGAGTGAGTCCATGAATTTCCGGAGCCTTCATAGGCAAGAGTGTAATGGCCGTCGTTGTTGCCAATATGAACTGTGCTGTCAGCAGTACCCGTAATATTATTGCCAATAACAATTTGATTGTTTGCTGTGGCGTCTTGGATATCGGCATTAAATCCAAGACAAGTATTTTCGACACCTGTTGTTGTAACGTCGCCGGCGTTAGCACCTACGAAAGTATTGGAATGAGCAGTGGTTATCATAGCAGTGCCGGCTTGCGCGCCGAGAGCGGTATTGTTATTGCCGTCGATATCATTAGTTCCGCCACCAGTTGTATAGTCACCCATCATCGCGTTTGCACCGAGAGCGGTATTACCAGTACCAGTGCCAACATACCCGCCGGCTGAGGCTCCAACTGCCGTATTCATCCCCTGATTGTTTGCGGATACGGCCTCGGAAAGTGCACCATAACCAACGGCAGTGTTACTGTCACCATGAGTCATAGACCCTAGAGCAGCATAACCAACGGCAACATTATACTGACCTTCAGTAACGCTTGCGCCTGCGGACGCACCAATAAATACGGCACCATCTGCATCAGCAACCAGAGATCCGGCGCCGGCCCCAGACCCAATAATAACTAAGCTGTCAACGTCTGCTGCGGCGCCACCGGCATTCAAACCAATAAGTGTGTTATCGTCACCAGTCGTGATTGCGTCACCTGCGAGCGCTCCAACAATCGTGTTATTGTTTGCAGCACCTTGTAAAAGTAGGCCGGATTCGGAACCTACACATGTATTATGAGTACCTGTGAGTTTGGTTGCTCCAACACCTTGACCTGCTTGATTTCCAACAAAGGTACTGTGGGTACCAGTGGTAAGAAACTGGCCCGCTTGATATCCAACTGCGGTGTTTCCAACTTCTCCGTCAGACGCGTTCTGCGCAGTTAAAGCCTTGTAGCCAACCGCGGTGTTTTGGTCGTCGGCGTCTGCAGTGTCAAGTGCGTTGTAGCCAACGGCGGTGTTACCAATTCCTGAGGTATTTGCTGCACCTGCTGCGGCTCCAATAAATATACATCCATCTGCATCAGCAGTCATATTTGCGGCGCCGGCGCCCTTACCAATTACAACAAGTGATCCACCAGCTGTGGTTGCACCACCTGCGCCTTCACCTAAGAAGGTGTTGTCATCTCCACCCTGCAGGGCGTCACCTGCGTCTGCGCCGAGGATTGTATTTCCAGTTCCTGTCGAAACCGCTTGTCCTGCATTATAGCCGACAGCAGTGTTTTTGCCATCGCCGTCGGAACCAGCCTCAAACGTTTCAAGAGCCTGATAACCAACGGCAGTGTTGAAATCGCCATCAATATTTGTTTTAAGTGCCTGATATCCGATAGCGACATTGGCTGCGCCTGTCGTAACTGCCTTACCGGCTTCGTTTCCGATGAAGATTGAGCCTGCAGCTGCAGCGGTAAGTTCATCGGCGCCGGCCTCTACACCAATTATTACCATGCTCTCGCCGGCAACGGTTGCACCGCCGGCTGCGCCGCCAATAATAGTATTCCAACCGCCTGTCGTCAGTGAAGCTCCGGCGGAGGAGCCGACGGCCGTATTATAAGTTTCATCGGTGAAGCCATTTGTGGTTTGGTTCGCGAGGCTTTGATAACCAACGGCTGTGTTACCATCGGCTGTGGTTAAGGCGGAGAAGGCTTGGAAGCCAATGCCTGTATTATATCGCCCAGAGGTAATAGCTGCACCAGCATCTTTACCGACCAAGACTGTACCATCAGTGTCAGTGTTCCCGGCAGCAAGTGCAACACCTGCTCCAGAACCGATAACAACAAGATCACTCGTTGTCGTCGCGACTACGGCAGTATTATAACCAATAATTATGTTATCGTCACCAGTTGTCAAATCATTACCAGCGTTCTCTCCAGCAAGGAGATTGTAGTTTCCGCCGGATGCGAG